GTGATTGAAGAATAATTAGGATTATCAAAAACTGCAACAACGTCTTTTATTGCTAATTTATCATCATCTGCACCGCAATAAAGATCATATTTTGAATTAATTGTCTTTCTTGATCTTTTAATAATTGTACCTCGCTTAATGTTCTTAGGTATTTCTACATATTTTGAAAGTCCTCCTATTACTTCATACGGTCTTCCTTCCATTAATCCAATTAAAATAGTCCATGCCTCACCTTTAATTGTAGGCTGAAATATTTCGCATTCTAATGAATCTGCCCGTTTGGGGGCAGCATTATCAATAAATTTAAGATTTTCTCTAGATGTCCCAGGTGCATTTACCGGTTGATCATTTCTTACTAATACTCCGCTCCTAGAGCCTTCTCTGTAAACTGTTACACCTTTGCATCCTAGCTTCCAGCCAAGCATATAAACATCTTTAATTGTTTCAACGCTTATATCAGATGGAAGATTTGTTGTATTAGAAATAGCATGACATACCCATTTTTGCGCGGCGGACTGCATTTTTACTTTATTAACCCAATCAATCTCATTTGCTGTTGCTCCTGCATAGGGACTACTAGCAACTGCAGAAGCAGGATCATCAATTTCCCATTTTGTATAATCATATCCTTCGCTTTCAAGCCACTCTTTAAATTTGTGATGATATACTGTAAACTCTTGCCACTTATCACCCAAATCATCAATAAAATCAACTTTCGCCAACGCATCATTTGGATGAATTTTCTTGCGGCGCTTATATGTTAGCATAAAAGCCGGTTCTATACCACTAGTAGTTTGTGTTAAAACTGATACAGAGCCCGCGGGCGCTGTTGTTGTATTAGCAATATTACGCCTACCATACTCTTTATAATCTTCTATTGTATCAGGCAACAAATTAGAAATAATTCTCTGCAAGTAGGGATGATCTTTTTCTTTTTCATAATCCCAGTATGGAAAGCTTCCTCTTTGTTTTGCAAGTTTAATTGATGACTCATATGAATTCAAAGCCAACCATTTGTAAACTTCTTCTGTTGTTTTAATAGATTCTTTAGAACCATATTTGATTCCCAAAGATGCTAACATGTCTCCCAAGCCTGTTATTCCTAAGCCTGTTCTTCTTCCGCTAATTGCTGCCTGTTTAATTAATTTCCAAAGATCAATCTCTGATTTCCTGACAGATAAAGGTTCAGGATCTTGCCAGCACACTTTATCTAGAATTTTATCAATCTGTTCAATTTCTAAATCAATCATGTCATCCATTAATCTCTGTGCACTTTGAACAATTGTTCCAAATTTTCCATAATCAAAAGTAGCATCTTTTGTCCACGGATTATCAACAAAAGAAACTAAATTAATTAACATCAATCGACAGCTATCGTATGGTGATAAAATAATTTCTCCGCATGGGTTTGTTGAGATTGATCCAAAACCCTTATCTTCATAGATGTCTGATGGTGTCATCCTTTTAGCAGTATCCCAAAAAAGTAAACCAGGCTCTGCAGCAGCATGTGCACTTTCGATAATCTCATGCCATAATTCTTGTGCATTAATCCAAGATTCTATTTGAGGTGAATCACTATCAACAGGCCACCTGAGATGATGTTCATCTTTGTTCTCAACTGAATTCATAAATTCATCTGTTAATCGTATTGAAATATTTGCGCCTGTAACTTTTTTAAGATCTCTTTTGATCTTAATAAATTCTTTAATCTGAGGATGGTGAACTGAAAGTGTTAACATTAATGCACCACGGCGGCCGCCTTGAGCAACTTCTCTACAAGTATTAGAATATCTTTCCATAAAGATCTCAATACCATCAGTAGTTTTAGCAGCATTAGCTGTTTGCAAGCCACGAGGTCTGATTGTTGACATGTCAAATCCGATACCTCCTCTTCGTTTTGCAATCTGTGCTAATTCTTGATCAGTTTTCAAGATCCCACCGTAGCTATCGTAAGGTGATTCAATCACAAAACAATTAGATAAAGATTGAATCTTATAATCATTTCCAATGCCACTCATTGGAGAACCTTGCGGTACTATATACTTGAAATCTTTAAAGAGATTGAATATCTCTTCTTCGTGCATAAAATTTGAATATTTTCCTTCGATGCGAGCAAATTCTTTAGCCATTCTTCTATGCATATCATCTGGTGAAGATTCTAAGTAATTACCTTTCTTATCTTGCAATGCATACTTACTCAAAAATACACTTGCAGCTAATTCATCACCATTGAAATATTCCAAACTATCTTCATAAGCTTCTTTGTATGTAAATGTTTTCATTAAATAAATCTCCTACTACTAAGCATTGCTTACAATTTCCTTCCACTTTTGTTTAAGCATATCTTTTGTGCCTCTGTGATTACTATCAACCATGTCTATCATAGAAAGTGCTTGAGGATCATCGACTATTTCAATCTTAGACTTGGAAGTATCTATTCTAACTGGAAAAAGTATACCATCTCTTCCTGCTCTATTCTTTGCTACAAAAAGACGACCTGTTCCTAATGATTTCTCAAGCTGTTTTCTAGAAATTGAAATAACTAAATCAGCAACCATTGCTTTACCATAAGCTTCAGACATATTATTTAAACCTACAACATCCTTATCTGCTGCCTCTCTATTTGCCTGTGATGCTGTCCAAATTGGAACGCTCATTTCCATAGCAAGGTTTCTTAATTCTTCATAAATCAATTTAAGCTCGTGCCTTAATGAATCATACTTACGTGTTGATCGCATAATGTCTGCATAGTCTATTACAATCAGACTCGGAATAAAATCCTTCATCATTAATTTTTCAATATGATTTCTAATTGTCATGATTGATGCACCGCCTGTTGGATATTCCTTGATGATTAATCGACCATAGTTATTATCCTCATACTGTTTCAAGACTTCTTCTTTTCTATCTTGTACATCAGAAGATGGAATATCACAAAGATTACTATCGTATCGAATACCCACAGAAGTTTCAGTTAATTCAAAAGTGTAATGAATAACATTTTTTCCCACACGTAATGCACTCGCTCCCATCTGGACTAACCAATGAGATTTTCCAACGCCGGTAGGCGCTGTAATTACACCAATTTCACCTCTAGCTAATCCACCATTAAGCACATCTTTTTTATCCAATTCCTTGATACCTGTTGGGCATGTTATTCTATTTATTTTTGTGAATCTTGCTTCATAATCATCAAAAAATACATGTCCTACTGTTGATGGTGATCCTTTAGCTACTGCATCTTTCATAATGCTAAGTACAGAATCATAATTTTCAGCTGAAATTGCTTTAACAGAATCTTCTAAAGCTTGTCTTAAAACTTGTTTTTTGCAAAAATCTAAAGTCTTATCTTTGACATACTGTAAATCACCCAAACTTGGTGAACTTTTAATCCTAGATAAAAATTCGATTACCTGACTTTTTAATATTACATCATCACCTTCTGTTAACTCATCTTTAATAATAGAAACAAGAAGCTGAAGTGTAGGAAAATTTTTATATTTATTATAAAAATTAAAAAATCTATCACAAAGATACTGAAGATATTTTAATTCAAAATAACCAGAAGTCATAATTTCAATCATTTGAGATGCCCACGAATGATCTATCATCATGCTTTGGAATATTTTTTCTTGAAAAGTTCTACCGTATTTTGAAAAATGATTTTCATTATTGGGCTTTTGTTCATTTTCAAATTTATTGAATGCGTTCATTCTGTTCTTATTACCTGATTAATTGTTTAAAAATAAAGATAGATCTAGATAAATCTATACTGCTGATTCCGTTTTCTTTTAAGATTTTATGTGCCTTTATATTATTATATGTCTGCTGATAATTTTCAACTTTTTCATCAATCTTACATGTTTGACTTCTTACTAAATTATTCAAATCTAAATGAACTAATTTCCAGTTTCTTTTTATTAAATCTTCACATGCTACAATAGAATTAATAGACTTAAGTTTTTTAGTCTTGCTCATTTGTTTTGCATCATCAATAAAGTCTTGCATAAGGTATGTAGATTCATGTTTGAACTTAGAGAACCTTTTCGAAAGACCTTTAAACCCTATACCAGGAACACCTGGAATGTTATCAGATTTATCTCCTGCAACACATTTAGCTAAACAAAAGTTATTAGGATGAATTAAAAATCTGTCAATTACCTTTTTATCATTTACAAAATCTTTCAAAGTAGGCGACCAAATAATTGTTTTAGAACTTATCAATTGATAATAATCATGATCTGATGAAATTATTATTTTTTCTAAATTTTTAAGTTTATAATTTACTAAATATCCAATTACATCATCAGCTTCTGCATCTTCTATGTATATTTGCACAATTGGAAATATTTCTAAAAATTTTATTAAAAGAGAGATTTGATAATTTCTATTTTTATATGTGTCTGGTATGTCATCATAATATCTATTGAGTTTTTGAGGTCGTCTTTTCATTTTATAATCAGCATATAAATCTCTTTTACGTTTAGATCCTCCTCCTTCCCATATCACATAAATTTTCTTAGGTTTACATTTTTCTATTAACCTGACAAGATTATTAAAAAATCCTACAAATCCACCTATTTGTTCACCATTGTCAGACATCGCTGGATGTGCTATATAATGTCTCATAAATAGATTGAGACCATCAACAATTAAAATTCTTTTATCATTATACAAAATCTAACTCGTTAGCCAACGACTTAAGTTCCTCGTAAGATTCAGAATCAATATCTATATTTTCAGGATTAGACATTACCTTGACCATTGCCTTTTCTAATAAATCATCAATAAAATGACCGTATTGTGCATCTTTCATGATATCATTAAAATCCTTTTTTCTAAATTTTTTCTCAATAATCTGTTCTTCAGTTTTCGTATCTATAATCGATAAATTTTTCCATTGTCCATTACCCGCAACCTTCACGCGATAATCACCAATAATATCTTCTCCATGTTTTCTTAATAAGTCAAATATTTCCTCATGTTCGACTATACCCTTTCCAAAGTGAATCTGAAAATTTACTTTTCTAAATGGTGGCGACACCTTATTCTTGATAGTCTTAGCAGAAACTTGAATACCTATTACATCATCTCCTTCTTTTATCTGCTGACCTGCTCCTAATTTTATTCTTATAGAAGAGTGAAATGGAATTGCCTTTCCGCCAGGTGTTGTTGTGGGATCTCCGTACATAACACCGATTTTCGTTCTAATCTGATTGAGAATAACAAACAGTGAGTTTGTTTGTCCAATCACACCTGTAATTTTACGCATACCTTTGGATATCGCCCTTGCTTGCAAGCCTATAGACTCCTTGTCATAATTTCCAAGAAGCTCAGCTTTTGGAGAAGATGCAGCAACAGAATCCCATATTATTGTAACAGGAATATCTTTATTTAGAGCTTTTGCCTTAAGAATGGTTTTTTCAGCGATATCTAATACTTCTTCTGTGCAATGTGTGTCTACATAGACAAATCGTTTAGAAACATCAACACCAAGCAAATGAAGATTTTCAACAGATGTTGCATTCTCAGTGTCAATATAGACAATAATTCCCCCCATACTTTGTGTTGTTCTAGCAATCTGTGTTGCTATGTGTGATTTTCCAATTGATGGTGGACCAAATATTTCTACAATTCTACCTTCTGGTAGGCCACCGTCGCGCCTGTTTGCGCAAATATAATCTAACATTTTTGACCCTGTACTAATCCATCTATTAACATGGGTAGGACTTTCATCAATTGATAAATTATAAGCTATTCTTGAACCATGATCCTTATTTAAGGATTTAATAAGATCTTGAGTGAAATTGTCTGACATTTTAAAAAACCTCCTGTAATTTAATTATAAGCTATTTTCTTATCAATTACAAAAAAGGAGCCTAAATATTAGGCTCCCTCTTGAATTCAAATTTAATAAACTATTTATTTCATTAAATCTGCAAATGCATCATCTAGATTATTATATGATTTTTTATCTGTCAAATTAGACGTTGGTGTACTTGTCGTTTTTGTTGATTGATTCCATTCAGAATCATCATTAGACTCTTCATCACTTAACCAGTCATTGATAATCTTACTTAACTCGTCATAAGTCTTGCAAGAAAAGATATCATCAATGTTAGGAATATTACCTAACCAATTTTTTGCTTGTGATACATCACTTGACAGCTTTGTAGACTTTCCACGAGGAAGAACCTCTGTTGTTGCCCACTGTTGACCTGGATTTTTTGTACAAACAACTTTAATATCTCGACCTGTTATTGGATCAGTAATATCACCATAATCTTCATCTAACATCATACCAAGGAGCTTTTGATAGACAATCTTTCCAAAACCCCAAATTTGGACACCTTTATCCTCCTCACCTCTAACAATGACAGCAGCATAAACTCGCATCTTAGGGTAGAGCTTCTTAGCCATCTCGTAAGATTCTTTGGTCGCTTCATCGCGAAGTTTATTAATCAGCTCTTGAATCGGATCGCGCTTTCCAAATTGGGAAGGTGCTAAAAGTCCACGTTGACCTGGAATATTATAATAAAAATTAAGCTCCCTAAAAGGTTGACCATCATTGTCAGGAAATGACAAAAGTCTAACAGTTGTCTCTTCTCCTTCAACAGGTCTCCACATTACAGAACGATTACGATTATTACCACTCAACCTTTCTAATTTACGCTTAATAGCTGCAAAATCTATAGCCACATTTCTCTCCTGTATTTTTTTTAATGTTTAAATTGCAATACTTAATGTTTATTGCTTGATCATTATAATGCAAGAGAATATATTATACAAATTTATTTCATATTACCGTATGTTCTTCTAAAATATTCTTGTCTTTTTCTAAGTATTTCACCTGTTGTCATGCTAGCATCTGATTCTCTTCCAAGGGGAACTGCAGCACCTGCTACTCCGCCTGAAGACATTTCTTCAACATTTTCTTCTTCATCATCATTGTCTTCATCTATGTGATTATGATGACCTTCTTTCATGTCAACTTGAATATCTAACATATCTTTATCATCTAGAGCTAAATTCGAAAATATCATTTCTAAACTATACTTTCCGTCTTTATAAATTCTATTTTCAAAAATATCTTCATCTTCTTCGTCTTCAGGCTCTTTTTCTTTTTCTAATCTAATCGCTTCTTTATACTCATCAAAATAATCTAAAGGAACTTTCGTATGAGAAAGCCTACTTGAAAAATTATTATCAGGAGAATGATGTGATAAACCTACGTGGCCTATACCGTTTGATCTTCCCATATATTCTTTAATTTTTTGTTTCATAGGTTTAATTATTACTTGACAAGACATTTATCTTGATGGGAATATTAAATTTACTTACATTTTCTGAAAGTGCCTTAATATTTCTAATTATATCTATTTTATCATTAGGGCAAGATACAATAATAGCATCATGAATCATAGCATGCAATTTAACATAATCATAATCACATAAAAATTTATAAAAAGATAAACAACAAAAATCAACTGCTGATGATTGAATCCAATAATTTATAAGATTTGCATCGCTAAGAACTGGTCGACCATAAAAATTAATAATAAATTCATTTTCATCAAATTCTTTTCTTAGACTAGCTTTGAATTTCTTTGTTTCAAGATACTCTCTTATTTCTTTTATTTTATTAGCTGACAATCCTGATAATTTTTTGACAGTTCCATTAGAAGCTTCATATAAGATTGATATAATTGCTCTTTTTAATTTACTTCTTTCAACTTCTTTTTTTATGTTTAAATTATTTCTTATCATGTTATAAACATCTTCTCCAGAGTTTATCTTATTTAAATAGCTTAAATAAAAATAAGGTTCGCAAGAGCTAAAGTCTATTTCAAGCAAGCAATGATCTTCATAAGGTGAAATTAAATTATTTCTATCTTCCTTTTTCATTGTTAAAAAATTATGACCATTTGTTATTGACACACGGCCTGTCAAACTATCATGCTTGTATTTTGGTACTTTTATTAAATTTTCATTATAAAATACAGGTTTCAATAAACGAAAAAATTCTAAACGTTCAATAAAGGCATTAAAAAAATAATCTGTTGTTATCTTTAGAGTATCATCAATTTTATTTTTAATATATGACATGTACTGCTCTTTTTGTCTTTTAGACAAAAAAGAATCCCAGTCCGGGTCATCTAAATTTAAATGATATAGTATCTTTTCGTAATAAGTGGCTAAAGATTCAATTGTCTCTTTTTTATAAATAGACCTAATTGCATTTAGCTTATTTATATCAACTGTGTGATCTTTTTCAAAATTTAGAATGATATCATTTGATGTAATTGAATGTGACTTATTAATTTTTAAATTAAATTTCTTTATTTTCATTATTGGATCTGGTCATTTAACTTCTAATATTGTCTTAACTTTATTCACCAAGCTTCTTCTTACGTTACTAACTGACCCTTGAAATGTAGGTTTCATTTGCATTGTAGTAGTGAACTGTCCAGATCCTATAGTGTGAGTTAAGCTATTTACAATATAAACATTATCAATATCAGTATTTGTTCCCATATCCACGTAAATTTGCTGAGTCCTTTGAATAAAAGGGCAACCCATTAAAGTAACATCAAGGCTGCTCGGTATTACTCTAACACTCATGTCATCATAATTTTGACGAACCTTTTCTGTGCTTCCATTTCTTCGGTCTCTTTCTCTAGCAGAAAACATTGCCCATCCAACTTCATCATTTGTTGTGCTGGAAATATTGACGCTTTTAACAGTCGGACTTGCTGATCCATAAATAATTGTCGGATAATGCCTCTTGATAAACTCTTTTAGCTCTGAGTGGGGTACTCTTTGTGTATCAGTTATTGCACTCTTAAATCTATTTAATAAACCTTGACTTGCTACAAGATCTTTTGCTTTGCCCTCTGTATATGATGAATGTATATTGTCACTTGTTGATAATAGCTGAGATATGAAATCAACCTCAGAATCATGTCCTCCACCGTTTTTGTCATAAATGTGAATTCTTAATATCTTTCCGTCAGATATGTAGCCGGCTTCTGAAGTTTCTATGCCCGCAAATCCACTCAATATTTCTCTTGCCTTTTCTACAATAATATTACCCGGAGGCTTAATGACGGGAAGACACTCAATGTCCATTCCAAGAAAAGGTTTTGTCCATCTGTCTGTTACAGCAGATCCTATTCCGTCTTCTTTATAAATTTCCTCTAGTCTTGTTTCAAGTACTGCTTGCCTAGCATCAGTAATGGCATCTTGTTTGACTTTTTTCATTTTTGCAATATGCTTTTCTTCAGAAGCTATTTTTTCTTCCCAAGCTGATGCATTCATTTCCATTAATGTGGGATCTTCATCATCTTTAGCTGC